ACTTCGGCTTTCACTGGGATCAAAGACTTTGGTATGCGTCTTGACAGAGAGCTAAAGGGATTGATGGTGTCACAACTATCTACCACTATTCGTAATGCTTTCTCTGGTGTTTCTGTCATTACATTTGGAACAGCAGCAGAAGCTATTGAATCTTCTTTATATCGTATAGGTAAGACAGCAGGTGAACTAGCTACAGGTAAGCCTATCACTGGTAGTTTTACTGGTGGTATTAAAGGTGTCTATGATGATGCAGTTAGATCTGCTTTCTACTTAGGTCAGAAAGATTTATCTGCTGAAGTAACTGAAGCACTGTTGAATGGTACACCAGCTCTGTATAGAAAGATGATTAAGACAACAGGTGAAGCTGGTCCTAATGACTTGTCCTATCCTGTTCGTCTTGCCAACACATTCAATGTGGCACAAGATGCTTTCTTCCGTAAGGCTATGTTTACTTCTTCAGTTGAGAAGCAGCTAAGCCGTGTGGGTATTAACATGTATGATGTTATTGCTCAAGGTAAGCAAGTACCTTTTGATGTGTTACAGAATGCTGTTAATGAAGCACTCACTGGTACATTCAGTAAGATGCCTACCAAAGGCCCAATGTTCCATGCTGTGAAGTTTATTGAAGAGCTTGGTCCTATTGGTTCTACTGTCATTCCTTTCCCTCGCTTCATGGCTAATGCTATGGAATGGACCTATAAGCACATGCCTACTGGTGCGTTATCTGGCAGCGTAGACATAGCTGCTGGCCTAACTAAGATGGCTAAGGGTGAAGCTGACATGGGAACTAAGCAAGTCACTGTGGGGCTTGAGAACTTATCTAAAGGTGCTGTAGGCACTGCTGCTTTGTATGCTGCCTTTAAATATAGACAAGAAAACCAAGATACTGAATGGTACAACATAAAGAATCCTGATGGATCTACTGTAGATGCTAGAGTATTGTTTCCTGCTGCTCCCTTCTTAGCCTTAGGTGACTACCTTGTTAAGTTTGAAAAAGGTAGGACAGATGAATTTAAGTCTAAGGAATTCATAGAAGCTATGACTGGCTTTAAAGCACCAGCAGGTACATACTCATGGCTTGGTGATAAGTTTGCTGAAGCACAGGCTAATGCAGCCACAGGTGAAGACACAGCAGATAACAAAGTTAAGACATTCTTTGGTGAGTGGGTTGGTGAATATTTAGGTAGAGCACTTGTTCCTTTACAACAGGTCAGTGATATTGTGGGTGCTATTGATCGTAATGAGACATTGCCTAGAGATGCTTATCAGATTCCAGCAGGTGAGGAAGGATTTAAATCCTCAGCTACACAGCAATTGATGAAGCGTACCCCAATCTTGAAACAAGAGTTGCCTGTATATCAACCACCACTGAGAGAGACAGCAGCATTCAATGACAATGGTCCATTGAAGATGTTGTCTGGTATTGCTGTGAAAGGTACGCCATCTGTTCTTGAAGAAGAAGTAATTCGTCTTAAAGTACCATTCAATAAAATCTTTACCAGCACTGGCGATAAGATTGTAGATGCTGATGCTCGTAAGATTATGGCTCCTTTGGTTATTGAACAGTTTGAGAACCTTAAGAAGACTAGCTTCTATGCAGAAGGTAGCCAAGACTTACAGAAGGTTGCTCTTCAGAATCTAATTGGTTGGTCACAGAAGACAGCTAAAGAAATTGCTACTAGCAAGACTGAAGCAGCAGCCTACGCTGAAGGTAAGCAGCCTCGTTTGTACGAAGTACAATATTCTAAACTGGCTCCTGAACTTAAGCGTCTTGTTAATGAAACATACCAACAACAGCAAGGTAAAGATTTAGCCACAACTAAAGACTATGCCACTGCGCTGGCCTATGCAGAAGCTATGAGAGCTTTGCCGGGCTATGCCTATGGTGGTGTAGTTCATATGAATGTTGGTGGTATAGCTGCTAAAGAACTAGTAAGTGAAGCAGCTAAAGCTGGTATCAAAAGAGGAGCATTGTCTCTTGGTGATATTGTTTCTAAACATTCTGTAGCTCCTGCTATAGAACAAACAGCACAAGCATTAGCTAAGCCTGTAGTTAAAGAAGGTGCTGCATCTGCTATTACTAAGACACCATATGTTAAGAACAAGTATGGTCCTGCTGTTTCTAAGCCAGTAGAAGATGTTCCTATAGATGTAGAAGGGGCTAATAAACTAGCTGACCTTGAAGCAGCACAGAAGCCAGCAGCATTAGATGCTGACATGGAGAAGCTAGTTGATGAAGCAGAGGCTTCATTTACACCAACAACTAAAGAAGATGATTTCTGGAATGCTGAGCCAACAAATCCTAAAGCTACTCCTGCTAAAGATCCAGAGTTTGAAATCAAAGAAGTTGAATATGATGAAGAAGGTTATCCTATTGAACCCGGAAGCAAACCTACGCCACCAACTAAATCACTTGTACAAAAAAGCGTTACTATCTCAAACATACCTGAAGGTAATTTAAATGCACAAGTAGGTAATGGTGTAAGTAGCACTGAAACTAGAAAAGCTATGTTGGCTAAGATAAGAACGGATAGACAAGATGCTTTTGATTCTTTAATTACTATGCCTGAAGTTTCTAAACTCCCCGATGCAGAAGATGTTATGGCTGTAGTGCAGGGCGACTTCAGATATACAACAGGCAGAGAAATTAATTTAAACAGTGCAGATGATATGCAGAAAGCTGCTGAGATGGCTAAGCAATATCAAGACAGACTGAATAAACTTAGAGAAGAATATAAAGATGTTCCACCTATTAAATTATTTCATGGAAGATCTTCATACAAAGAAGGACCATCTTTAAGATGGAAGACTGGCTTTGATGATCCTCAGTTTCATGGTAATGCACATAGTGAATTACATGTTGGTGGTACATCCTTCACTAGAGATATTAATTTAAACTTTGAAAGCGAAGCCTTTGGTGGAACTAACCCAGAGAAACTTGTTTACACAAAGATACCATATGCTGACTATATGTTCAGTAGGGTTCCTATGTCCAGTAAACAATATGGCATTGAAGACTTCAACACCATTGCTAGATCAATCAATGGATCTGAAAGAGTAGTTAGACCTGTTTCTCTTTCCCGTTCTGGTAGCTTCAAAGAAGCAGAGGACATGATTACTGAGACAGATAAACTAAGGCCACAAGGTAAGGCAACAGGCAGACAGCTTGAAGTGTTATCTGCTGCTGAAGAAGCTAAGAAAGCTCTGGAGGGTGTTCCTTTGGTTGAAGAAGGAAAGACCCCTATGTTCTCTAAGGGAAGAACACAAAGTGTTGGCTTCACTGAGAGAACAGATAAAAGTAAAAAGATAGCTCTTAATTTATTTGAAGCAAATAGTGTCTTTACTAACGCAAAGACAACAGAGAAAGAGCGTATCATTGCTGCTAATCGAGCATATAAAAATATTAAAGACTACTTTAATAATGCTTTAGAGTATGGCTCTATTACCTCAACTAGAGAAGGTACTGGTCAGCGTTACCATAATTTCTTAAGAGATGTATCAGAAGTTATTCAGGCTGAAGACTATCCAAAAACTGTTGCTAGTGGAAACTTAGCAGGGCAAAGAAGAAGAGTTTATACTGGTAAACTTCTAGAGAATACAGCAGAAGTTTTGAAAGCTAACGGGTCAACTGAAAAAGCTAAACTATTATTAGATCTTAATAGTGAATTAGGTAAGCTTAAGTATGGTAATGATTTGAAGAAACAAATAAATGCTGTTGATAATGTACGAAACCTTACTAGGAAATTTAATAAGGGTGGCTTAGCCAGTCGTAAGTAATGTAACATAAGAAAGTCTATCAAGAGGAACCTTGTAAAAGAGTTCTCCTTGGTAGACATATTTATTTCTAGACTCTTTAACTTCTGAAGCTAACACAGCAGCAGCTTCGCAATGAAACAGTGCTGTGCCATCTTTGTTAATTGAGAAGAAGTGTGTAGGCATCTCTTGTGTTAAGAGCTTCTTCTTCCTAGCAGGTACATTCAAATCTTCATAGGGAAACTCTACAGTTTTCCATGACAGTCTGACTTCTACCTCAGCATATCCCACCAACAAGTCATCCTTATATAGATGCAGATCAATCCCATACCTGTCAGGATTATCTCTAGCTTCCATACTCCAAAAAGAAGAGACATAGCTCTTAACTATATCTCTTCCAAACTTGTCGTAGGTGTCGTGAAGTTCTTTATCGAACCGCTTGGTAGCCATTGAGTCTTTCAATGTTATCAAAGTAGCCACGATCAAATCCTCGTTGCCACTCTTTACCTGCCACAGATGATGGTTCATATTGATTGACCAACCATCCATGTCTGAAAGCTTTATAGCCTTGTTCAAATTGAATACGCAATGGTGCAGATCGTTCAGACTTGACTTGCATGTTATTCCCCTGTAGGTTTATCGCCTTTAATGAGTTCACCTATCTCTTCAAACTCACCAATATAGATACTAAGAAAAGGCAACTTGATTAGTATACCACTATATGAAAACAATTTATCATGTGGTCCACCATCATCAATGATGTGGCAGATGGTTTCATTAAACTCAATATCAAGTCCAATGCCCTGTCTTAGTTCTACAACGATCATGCTGCTTTACCCCATACATCATCCCAAGTACCAGTGGTAGCACCCTTGCTGTAGTCTGTTACACGCTGCTCAAAGAAGTTGGTGTGGCTAACACCAAGCATACCATCTACCCACGGCAAAGGGTTCTTCTTGATCTTATAGATGCCCTTCATCCCCATAGAGATGAGCCTACGATCTGCAATGTAGCGAATGTATTGCTTCACTTCTTCTTTCGTAAGCTTCTCAACCTCGACCATTGAAAAAGCCAGATCCACAAACTGATCCTCCAGACCCACCATTTGATTTGCAATTTCCTTGATGCGATCCGAAGTGCTCTCATCTTTGTTGTGCTTAACATATTCACGATACACCTTAATCATGCCTTCAGCATGCTGAGTTTCGTCCACAATAGACCAAGCAATGATTTGGCCCAACCCTTTAAGCTTACCATTCCTTGCAAAGTTAAGCAACATAACAAAGCTAGAGAATAGTTGCATACCCTCACCGAAGGCAGAGATGGCAGCAATCTTCTCAGCCATTGGTGCTGCACTAAGATTGTTAATGTAGTCATGCTTCTCCACCATCTCCTTATATTCAAGGAACTCATTGTATGTAGACTCAGGCAAGCCCAAGGTTTCAATGAGGTGGGCATAGGCTGCTACATGTAGGGCTTCCCTACCTGCAAAACCACTCATCATCATCCTCACCTCAGGCTGCTTGAACACTGGGATGTAGTGGTCATGATAGCCACTGCCAATATCCAAGTCACCCTGTACAAAGAAGCGTAAGATCTTTGTTAGAAACTCTTGCTCATGTTTGCTCAGCTTCTTGTAGTCTTTAACATCCTCAGACATAGGCACTTCTGTATGAAGCCAATGGCTCTGCTCATGCTGCAGCCAAGCATCATAAGCCCAAGGATATTTAAAGGGTTTGAATGTTGTACGCTCTTGCGTAATATCTAATTTAGTCTTTACCATATCATCCTTCACATGCTAAACAAGTTTCACCTTCTGCCACCTGCTTCAAATCAATATCGTCTTCAATGCGTTGACGCTTAATCTGAGCACCTACTTTATCTGCCTTACGCACCTTCTCTGAACGAAGATAGTATAAGCTTTTCAGCCCACTCTTCCAAGCAAGGAAGTGAATGGCATGTAGATATTTAATGGATACATTGGCATGGAAGAACAAGTTGATGCTCTGTCCTTGGTCAATGTATTTCTGTCTGTCTGCTGCAAGCTCAACCAACCAACGCTGATCAATCTCCATAGCAGTCTTAAACACTTCCTTCAATTGATCAGAGATGTTTAGGTGCTGTACAGATCCTTCGTTACTGATGATGGATGCCCACACATCGTCATCGTCCATACCCAGTGCAGCAAGTTGTGCCTTTAAGAACCTATTCTTATAGACGAATGATCCACTAAGTGTGTCTTGTCTAAATACATTCGCTCTGTACGGCTCGACTGAAGGGCTAGTATTACCCATGATAAGGCTGCTACTAGCGTTAGGGGCAATAGCAGTATGATGACTAAACCTTCTATTAATATTGCCGTGACCAGCATCGATACAACTACCACGCTGCTGCTCCAAGACAGAGTCAGCAAGTAAACACGAAGCATGAATGTGTTTAAAGATTTCATTGTTATAACTCTTAGCCATCACACCATCGATGGCTACACCTTTCTTTTGTAAGAATGCATGGAAGCCCAGTGCTCCCACTCCAATGCTACGCTCCATCATTGCACTGTACTTAGCCCTAGCAATTGTTGATGGTGCTTTGTCGATGAAGTATTGCAAGACATTGTCTAGCATTTCCATAACATCCAAGATGAATTGCTTATCATCTTTCCAGTCATCGTAGTATTCTAAGTTGAGAGAAGACAAGCAGCACACTGCTGTTCGTTTCTCGTTAGTGGGTAAGAATATTTCTGTACACAAGTTGCTACCATTAATCTTCAAGCCCTTCTCGCTTAACCACTTAGGCATAGCCTTGTTAGCTGTATCAATGAACACCAAGTATGGCTCACCTGTTTGCATACGCAGGTCCAGTATTTTCTGCCACAGATATTTAGCAGACACTGTCTCTACCACCTCACCACTGGCAGGATTCTTTAGCTGAAAGCTATCATCATAGTCAGGATCTTTCATGGCCTTCTCAATGATGGTCATGAATTCATCAGTGATGTTGATGCCGTGATGCAGGTTTAGTGTGCGTACATTCTGATCACCTGTAGGCTTACGCATCTCCAAGAACTGGATGATGTCAGGGTGGTGGATGTCTAGGTAGGCAGCATAGCTACCCCTTCTTGTACGGCCTTGGCGGTAGGCCAAGGAACTGGCATCATAGATTTTGAGGTGGGGCATAACACCAGTAGACTTATCATCACCATTGCGGATACCAACATGAACCCCGACACCACCACCATACATGGATAGCCAGTTAGTTTCTGATAGGTTATCGACCAAGCCTTCTGCACTATCATCCATATAGTTAAGGAAGCAGCTAATAGGGAAACCACGCTTAGAGCGACCAAAAGATAGGATAGGTGTAGAGTAGCTAAGCCAGTGCTTACTACTGTAGTCATACAATCGCTGAGCATGCTCTTGACTTGACGCAAACGATTCCGAAACATAAGCAAATCTTTCTTGAGGACTAGCCTCTTCATCCTTCATGTAACTTTCTCTCAATCTCTGGATGCCTAGTTCATCAAACAAGCTGTCCCTAGACAGGTCAATGTTGACCTTATACTTTGTCATATAAAATACCTTTGTTGTGGTGAAAAAAATGGGAGCAAAAGCTCCCGAAAGGAAAGGTAGTTATACCTCAGTTGACTTCTACTTGCTAGGTGCAAATAGAGATGGAAACAAGTTTGTTAGCACTACCTTACATTGGTCTGCTACATCACGATGTTCTTTCTGTGTTGCTTTGTCGCAACGGATATCAACATAGTGCATCCAGCTACGCAGTGTGCCATTCATATACATCCTACTGGTGGTTAGTCCTTCAGGTAACACCTTTCGTGCTACCTCCTTAGCTATCCCAAGGCTTAATGCAGCCTCATAGGACCGCTTTGCAGCCACCAAAACATCTGTCTGTAGCTCATCCCATACCGCCATCAATTCTCGGTCCTGAACGGCTATAGAGTTCTGTCTGTTCTTGTTATCCTGCAGCCTCACCTCACTGGTTTCATAGCGTGAGGAAATGGCATAGCGTTGTGAGAATTCTTGGAAGCTAAAGCTTCTGTGTCGCAGGATCTGTCGTGCAATATCACGGGTGGTTTCTATTTCCATGCACACATTCACCATCTCAAACGGACTCCAATGTTTGTTGTCCATCAAATACTTCAGCAGCTTAGGAGCTGTCTCAGGGTTGTCCTGATTCTCTGGGTTGCTCACCCTCGCCATGTACGCTATCAGGTGTTCCGCATTTGGTGTAGCCCACATCAGTGTTACTGACATATTTCTTTCCTTCTTGAATGCCATTCTTGATGGCTGTCATTATACCTAAGCTTAGTAAGATGTCACGCTCTTCAATTGTTAAATCAAATGAATAAGTGGCACTGCCATCTTCATGTTCTTCTAACATTATTACATTCATTTCTTTTTCCTTTCTGCTTTCTCTAGCTCTGTCTTCACCTTGTGACAAGGCTTACACATTACCTGTAGGTTTTCTATCTCACAGAAGATACGATCAATGAACATGTCCCAACTAACAAACCCCACCTTAGGATCTACTACTGGTAACACATGATCTACCTGCACATCTGCTGCAACAAAATGCTTCTTACATTTTGCACACTTGTAATGCATTGCCAACTTGCCTGTCTTCTTGTTAGTCTTCCTACCAACGAAGGCTTCTTTAAGAGCCTTGTACTTAGGAGGCCAACGCCTAGACGCTGCACGAAGGGCAGAGGTGACGAAGCTTCTGAACCTAGAGTCAGTCCACTCGCCACCATTTCTTTTCTTATCTACCAATTGGTGTATCTACTAAATGCGACATGTCAGCAGCATCGTAATGCACAAATAAATCCCTAGCTATAGCCAGTGCTTCGTCAATATCTAGAGCAACAAACTCAGAAAGATACTTATCGTATTCTCCCTCAGCTACATGCTCAACAACAAAGCCATTGCTTGCTTCTCTAATGGTTACAGAATTAACTTTCATTCTAGTCCTTCAATATCCACGAAACAAAAGAGCACTTCTTGTGCATCCATTCGTTCCAACGAAGCAGTTAAGTTTTCAGTGATGGCTTCACTCAGCACCTCTTCATTTAGGTAGACATTGGGTAGGTCTTGAGGTTTAAAGAAAACCTTTAAGTGGATGTCAACAGCAATCATAATCGTTCCAGTCTTTCTTCTACCAATCTGGCATAGCCAATGATGTCATGCCATGAGTCATGATACCAAGGATCACCATTAACAATGCGAGAGATTTTGTTACAGATGAGATCAAGGCTTTCCTTCATATCATCATCCATCTCTTTCCACTCAGCCCCTGATCTAACAACTTCTTTTAAAGCTTGAGAAACTCTAGAGACATCTTCTTTGTAGTTGCCATACCTAACGCCTCGCTGTATTAGTGTGTCATCTACATTCATTGAATGCCTCCAACTGTCTTGGTGTTAATGGTGAAGCTGCCATCACCAAAGCTGTCATGATCTGCGTTGTAAAAGAAGTCACCAACATCAGCAAACATCTTACCGCAATACTCAACAAGCTTATTCGCAAGCTCTTCATCTTCTTCCATATACTGTACAGTTGCTGCCAATATAGTAGCCATACCAATCAGGTTATTCACATCATCTTCACTGATAGTGAGTGGACCAAAGCCACTGACTAACACTTGAAAGTGTTTCTGATACACCCCATCCACAATAGTAGGACGAAGGATTAGTGCAATGTCGTTTGGCTTTAAGCTTGTGGAGGAGTCCATATCTGTCCTTCATATCTTCGTAGAAAAAGAAGCTGAGCATTCTCTAACACACGCTCAGCATCACCCTCGTAAGCTTCCAACACTTTGTTGTATAGCTCAAGTTCATTTGTTGTGTCCCCAATTATCTTGGCTGCTTTCACTGGACCAACACGGAACAATCCTTTGATGTTATCAGCAGCATCACCTGTTAGCATCTGCGTATACAGCTTGACCAGAGCTTCCTCTGGTTTGATGTAGTAGCCTAGATGTTTAACAAAGTTGTAATGCCATCCAACAATCTGATCTAAGTCTTTGTCTAAAGACACAATGACACAATTGTCACCAAGCTTTGTAGCTTCAATGGCAATGGTGTCATCAGCTTCTTCACCTTCAGATATAGAAGCACCCCATTCTTTTACTAAATAACTTCTAAGGAAAGCTAGATGCTTAGGCTTAGGCTTGTCAACTCTGTTACCTTTGTAGGGTACAGTGGTAGCTATCTTGTATCGGAAGTTATTCTTACCTGTTAGGTGCATACTCCAACTATCCACGAAGCAATCAGGATAGATGGTATCAACACCGCACATGAGGACATCAACGATTAAACGCTCTAGTGTTCGCTGAGCTGTTGCTTCGTCTTCGTCCTCACATGCAGATGCTGCTCGATAAGCGAAGATGTCGCTATCGAACAGGGCTTTCATTTACAGCACATCCTCATCGTCTGCGCTGATGCCACTTGTTGCAGCATATTCAACCAAGTCAGTGACAACCAGCTTCTTCAATGAAGGGCTAACACCTTTCTTGTTCTTGTATGTCCAAGAGTAGTAAGACACCAAGGCTTTACCCTTGCTACCATTACCAATGGCTTCAGTGATCTCATCATTGTCTGTATCAAAGACACGGATAGGCTTTTCTGATTTGCAAGTGATGTACCTGCCCATGTCAGCCTTCTTCTCTTCACCAGTCTGAACACTGATGCCCATCTCTTCCAGTGCTTCAACAGCAGCATCAGACAGGTTGCATAAGTTCAACTGAAACTTACCAGACATGTCATTCACTTTGTTGTGCTGACACCAGAACAAATCAGCCTTCAACTTAATCGCTTTCTTTTCTTCACTCATAATAATCTCCAATATAAAAACCCACCTCTATCGTTAGTGGCACTCACGCCAGTTGTTGCCAACCTTACCTTCGGCATCTACTGGACACCGGAAACCTAAAGCTTCTCCTGCTTTGGTAGCTGCTTGCTCTATGAGCCTAGCTGCTTCCTCTGCCTGATCTTCCTTAACTTCCCACTGTGTTTCGTCATGAACAAACGCTAACAGTTTAGCATTTATTCCCTTCTCTTGCAACAGCTTTGTTGATTCAACAAGCCATTGTTTAGCTACGATAGCACCTGCACTTTGCAGCAATGTGTTCAATGCTGCATGTTCAGATCTAACCCACACTCGCCTACCATCTAAGGCAGGGAGATGCCCCCTAGCCATCAGCCTAGATATCTTCTTCTTCAGGGCAGAAAGGCCGGGTGTGTTATTGATAAAGCTATCAATAAGTTTCTTACCTTTGCTACTGTTACCACCAACAATCGACCCAGCTTTAGCTGCCCCTGCTCCATACAATACACCATATGTCAGAGTCTTGGTAACATTCCTAGCCTTCTTATGCTCAGGATTGTTATCATCCTTCACAGTACCCTTGTCAACTAAGCCAAAGCTCTGTGCATTGAACCAGTGGATGTCACCCTTAAGCAACTCATCCATCCACTCTTTATCATTCAGGTAGTGGCCTAAGCAACGAAGCTCAATGCCTGACAGGTCAACACCTACCTGCTTATACCCCACAGGCACACGCCACATCTCTCTACACTCAGCACCGAATGGACTACCCACTGCAGGAACCTGTGCCATGTTAGGGCTACTGTGTGTAGCTCTGCCAGTGACAGCACCATTGGTAGTAACTCTACCATGCACCCTGCCATCATCACCTACTAGCTCAAGCCAACTACTGACCTGAGCAACCCGCTTCTGTATCATTAAGTATTCAGATACAAGCTTAGCTTCAGGTAGGTCAATCTTCTCAAGCACAGCTTCGTCCACAATGACATTGCCTTTGTCTGTCTTCTTTGTGAAGACAACACCAAGCCCTGCCAATCGCTCAGCAATCTGCTGTCTGCTTCCGGGATTGAAGATGGTTACTTTGTCCTTAAGCTGCTTGCCTGTCTTCTCAGAGACTCGCTGCTCTACGATGGGAGGGAACACCTGCTGCATGTTCTCTTCAATGTCAGACATGCGTCCACTCAGTGTGGCGTTCAACACCATAGCTTTCTCCATGTCTAGCATGAAGCCATTGTCTTCCATGCCACGGCAGATCAATGCCACTTCATGTTCAAGCTTAATGCTCTGTAAAGAAAACTCTTCCTTAATCAACACTGTTGATAGATGGCTGTACAGTTTCTCAAGCAGCAATACATCCTGCTCACAGTAGGTAGCCATCTCTTGTGTCCACCCACCATCGAAGTCAGTGAAACCTATCTTGTGACTGCCTAAGCGGTAGCCCCATGCCTCAAGACTATGTGGACTAGGGGCTTTGCCCTGCTCAGGAATAACAATATCAATGTCAGGTTTGTACAGCCGTGACATCACCAGTGTATCCATCAGAGTGTTGTCAGGAATGCCAACACCCCACACCTTCTTTAGGACAGGTGCGTCAAAGCCAATGATGTTGTGGCCCACCACTTGCTCACCCTCTAAGTATTCTTGCAAGCTGTCGGCTTCCCGCCAGTGCCTCACCTCACCAGTGGTGCTGTGCTTAGTAACACACAACCATATGGTGTCATGTTTCAGGTTTGTCTCTATGTCTAAGAAGATCATCGTCCTTGTCCTTATCATTTTGTCGGAGGTTATCAACATTCTCCGACTGTTTGTAATCTTCTAATGAGTCTCTACCAAAGATGGCATTCCATCTAGTAGCCCATTCCTCATCAGCTATTGACTTAGGACGCTGAGCATGTCCCTTTCCTCCATCACTCATACCTTTGCCACACCAATACAGGTGTGTCCTTTCCTATGTATGCACCCTCAATGTTGAAGAGAATATATTCATTGGCTTCCTCTTCAGACATACCATCTCTGTCCACAAATACTTTGATCATTAGATCGGCATCGTAGACCAAGACCTCCACTCTCTCATTACCATTCCATACAGAAGCTTGTCCAATGATGGAATCATCAAGACCATCCCACTGTTTCATAGCATCATCCCTTCCATAGCATCATCAATCTCAAACATTCTGCCAGTGTCTTTGTTATAAAGCAAGCTGCAAGCAGGACCAGTCTGTCCACTGTAGCGGTTCTTCAACACTCTCACCTTGGTGGTGTTACGCTCAATGGGATCATCAGCCTGACCATTCCTCTCAAGCGATACCACCATGTCACTAAGCTGTGCAATGGCTGCACTACCCCTTAGCTGAGCTAAGCTAGTGGCTGCACCTTCTTCATGTCCCTTGTCTGATGGACGCTTGAGGTGGCTAACAATGATGAGAGCAATGTTAGTTTCCTGCACAAGCATGCGAAGCTTGGTCATGATTTCATCAATGGCCTTACGCTCATCACCATTGTCCTGACTGGATACGATGATGGACAAGTGGTCTAGGAATACATACTTACATCCCAGTCCCTTAGCCATATACTTCACACGATTGACAATGTTCTCAATGGCTGTCGATCCAAAGTGATCAAAGAAGTACAAGCGTCCAGTGCCTAGTGTCTTTTCAAATGCGTCCTTGCGTATGGTGTCTGACACCATAGTTGTAGGTAGGTGCATAGGCAGATCAGCAGCAAGGCTCATCATGGATAGGCTAGTCTTTCTCACACTCTCTTCCAAGAACATCAAGCCAATGTTGTCACTGCTGTTCTGCAGCAGATGCCACACAATTTCCCTTAGGGTTTGACTCTTACCTAGTCCACTACCTGCTGTGAATGTAACTAGCTCACCTGCTCTGATGCCATAGGTAATATCGTTGAGTCCCTTCCAAGGATAGAAACAGTCTGCTGCTTCCATTGGTTTAGATACTAGCTCCCACAACCCAGTGCCACTGACAATACCATCAGGTATGAATGGCTCTGCTGCCCACCAACGGGATACGAATGCAGCTTCCTTGCTTTCAGCAAGCCACTCGCATGCATCCTTGTATGATGGATCAGGTTTAAATATCTTGCACTTGCTACCAAACAATTCAGCAACTTCCTTTGCTGCCTTCTGCCCTGCCTCATCACCATCAAAGCAAAGCACCACAGTTTCAAAGCTGTTGATGTATTCGTAGTTGGCTTTGGCATCTTTCAATGCACTACCTGCCCCTGTGCGTATAGACACCACAGGATATTTACTACCTGTCAATTGGTATGCAGCCAGTGCATCAAACTCACCTTCAGTGATGGTGAGGTACTTACCATTGGATGGGTACAGGTTCTGCCCAAACAGAGTACCCTTGCTCCACCCACCCACTGTCGTAAACTTCTTATCCTTCACCTCTCTGCGCTTAGCTGCCACCAGTTGGGTGTTGCTGTCGTAATAGGGGAAGTAGTAATAGCCACCACTGCGAACAACACCATAGCGTTCCATTGTGGCTTTGTTGATGCGTCTGTCTGAAACAGACACACTAACACCTTCGTTGTAGTCTTTAAAGAAAGAGCTTGTGTCTTTCGTTTCTGTATCAACATCAATCACTTCAAGTCTTTCTTTGTTCATTGAGGGAATGTATGTGTTACATACAAAACATTTGGTGGACATGTCATCGTTGATGGACAAGCCATCACTACTGCCACATGTCTCACAAGGTAGGTGGGTTTTTAGGAATGCCATAGCCTTTGTAGATAACTTTGTTGGTCTTGAGTACTTCAGCGTACCCCTCAAATAGCTTGCACATTCTAGCATCGTGCATAGCATGGAGTCCAATTAATAAATTGGATATCTCATCTTCATCAGGCTTCTTCTCTCTGTCTAACAACACCCACAACACAGAGTCAATGTCTTCTCTTGTCATCCAACCTGCTAGGATGAGGTCTTCTAGTTCATGCAGTTTCATTTTGCAGCCTCCATATACAAACCAACATTACCCAGTGCATAACCAACAAAGGCTATACCCAACCCAGTATTACCCTTGAGCAGCAGATCCACTGCCACCACTGTATAGACAACACCAACAACAGCGATAAGCCATGCACTCATTTGATCACCTTGAATTCTTGAAGCACTCTCATAGCTGCTTTAATAAGTTCAGTGTCTTGAGTTGGCTCAGGCAAACTACTTTCCCACCGCAGTAAAAACTCAAGTTCTTCTGCAACCACAGCTTCAATTTGTTCTCTGTTTAATTCAGTCATATCAGTCCCATAGTCCTCTGTAATATTTACCAAACAACATGAAAGCTTTCTTCATCCTAGCTTCATGCACCTCGATACCTGCGTAGTCAATCTTAATTTTATTGATCTGCTCTTCTAGCCCTGCCTTCTTATCCACGGCAGTGTGGTCATAAAACTTATCAGTGGAATTCTCATCCACCATTTGTTCAAATGCCCATATCATTTCATCCATCACCCAGTCCCACCGCTTGAAGTGATTGTCATCAATGTCCCAACTGTTTTCCTTAGGTAGACATGAGTTGCTTTGCAATGCCTTAGGTACATCTGCATCATCCACACAGGGACTGCCATGCTGTGTTGCCTTGAGTTGCTTAAGCATTGGCAAGATGATGAGCGATAGCGTGTGATCCATAGCCCATGTATCATACCTATCAAGCTTCACAATGACAGTGCGCTTCTTCTTCGTATGCATCCACTGCAACACATCACCCACCCATGTTTCACTGAGCCACTCACCCCACTGGTGTGCCTTATCCTTACTAACCCCTAGCTTTATTGTTAGCTCAGCAAGCTGATATGGTCCAAGCCAATTGGGGTAACCACCTATAAACACTTTCATAACTGTTCCTCAAAGTTCAATGTTAA